AGGAAGTGGACCCCGCCCTCTTTGAGAAACGCATGTTCAAGAGCCCGAAAGCCGATCGACACCCCGGTGAGTAGCCCAGCCTTGAGCGACTGCCAGGCTTCATCCACGCGATCTTTCAGCGTGCCGGGTTCGGTGACAGCCGGGAGCGTGGCGGAGAAGGTGATACCCTTCGCGGTAGGCGCGTCGAAGGTGACGCGACCGATAGGTTTCTGAGCGTCATGATAGAGCAGGAGGGGGAGTGGGTTCGTGAATGTGACGCCGAGGGGCTCGATGATATCGCCCAGGCGGTCGGGCAGGGGCGTGGTCGCTGTGCCCGTGACGATGCGCCGGGCCGTATCCACGGCCTTGATCTCTAAGAGTGCATAGGCGCGGTCCATCGTCACGAATTGTGAGTGACGATGGGCGAGTTAGCTATTTATCTGTAGGAAAAGGAAAAGGCGGGCCAGAACAGCCCGCCCTTTGTCGCATCAGAAGAGACTTACCACACCGCAACCGTCCGAACTGAGACACACCTGCCGCGAATTGACTTGACAGGCCCGGACTAGCCCGGCCCGGCTAAGCCTGCCGCGAACGCCTTACTAGACCGCCCGTGCCGGGACTCTCCCGCGCCTTGCCTGGCCTGCCATACTGGACCATTCCACGCTGGACCAGGACCAGCCTATCCGAACCCAGCCTGCCGTGCCGTCATCGCCACACCTTGCCCTGTCTAGCCTGCCGCGTCGGACCAGGCCTCTCCGCTCCCGGCACGTCCCATCCCGTCTGGTCCGCGCCACACCCACCCCGTCCCATCCCAGCCTGCCGTGCCGTCATCGCCACACCTTGCCCTGTCTAGCCTGCTCATCCGAACCTCGACACGCCCGCCCGTACCGTCCTAGCCCCGCCTGCCGTGAATCGCCTGCGCATTCCTCTTCCATCCCCACAATGCCGATCCTGCCACGCCTCACCTAGTCTCTCCGCCCACGCCAGACCTTACCCGTCCCAGCCACGCCTGCCGCTACGTACCCAGCAATCCCCGGCCGCCCATGCCTTGATGCGCCTGACCCAACCTTGCCTGCCGCGTTACACCGTCACATCCGCCGTCGCTTCCTCCATCGACACGCCCTTGAACACAAGCGACCCCTGCACGTCGTCGATGGCCTCGAACACCTTGGCCAGTTCCACAAGGTGCTGATACTTCAGACGGAACCGGCGCATGTCCGCGTAGGCGTCCGCGAGCATCTGCGCCCGTTGTGCCGGATCGTCCATGACCGCCGCCGTCACCCGGTAGCCCGAGTCCTCGCGGTCAGGCGTCAGGCTGGTGAACACGCGACACGGGATCATCTTCCCGCCCACGCCGGGCTCGAACGTCACGAGCACGCGCGTGAGTTGCCGCGCCTGCCATAGCCGATGCTTCTCGGCCGCGGTCGAATCGTCCCAGTCGAATTGAGAATGCAGCGGCGACTCCTCATCGCGCGCCGCCTCCACAATGTCGCGCGGGCGGAGGATGCCGTCGTGGTCCTCCGCGATGCGCTTGAGCGCGTCTACGATCGTGGTCTGTGCGGTCATGCTTTCGCTTCCTTCGCGGTTTCGAGTTCGAAGAGGCCCCAGCCCATGCCGGCTGAGTTCTTCGAGTCCGGGCGTCCCTCGCCGATGCCGACCTGGAGGCCGACGCGGGACATCAGGTTGGTGACATCGGCCAGCGTGAACTGATCCGCGTCGAACCGAATACGGATCGTCGCCTTCCAGTCGTGGTACGCCGGGCGCACCGTCACATACGGCTGGCCCGTCTCGACGCGCGCCATGTCTTCCTGCTTCACGGGCTTGCCCACGATACGGATGAGCGGGATCTGCGGCTGGGTCGCGTCCTGCCCATCCGCCAGCACGAAGACCGAGAGCTTCGCGAGCGTCATCTTGAAACTGACCAGCCGACACGCGCTGATCATCGCGGCCCGGATCGAGGACGCGTTGAAGCCGTCCCAGCCGTCCGCGTGCCGATACCGCGCCTCTTCGTAGATGCTGTCTGTGGACTTCGCCTCACGGTTGCGCCGGCTGCTCGACGCCTTGCCGGTTTCCATCTTCTGTTTCATCTGCTCCTGCGTCTTCGCCGAGAAGCGATGAATGACGAGCGGCACACCGGGCAGGGCGCGGACGTGAAACTCCGCAATCCCGAAGTTCGGCGGCTTGATCGTGACGGTCTGCACGGTCGGCGTGGTCGGTGTGGTATTCTTCGCGCTAGCCATGTTGGGCGCCCTCCTGTGGCGCTTGGCTTGGTGAGGTGCCGGTGGGTGCGGAATACATCCACCGACACCGCATACCTTACTATAGGGTTTCCCCCCTGTCAAGTCCCATCACGGTCGCCGCAGGAACAGCGCAATCAGCACATCTCGCAAATATTCAGACACGCTCTGCCGCCGCTGTTTGGCCAGCGCGCAGATCCGGTCTTGCGCCGTCACGGGCAACCACACGGACAGCGACCCGCACGGCTCCTCGGTACAACGCGGCCGGCCCCGCTTCGGCTTGGCTGGCGCCACCCCTGGCACGGTATCAGGGATGCCGGGCTCGCCCAGTTGCCCAGGCATGTCCCAGGACGGGTGCGGTCCATCGGTGCCGGCGTCGGGGTCAGGCTTGCCCCTCACAGAATCACCATCTGATAACTCGGTTCGACCTTCGCCGGGGCGCGCAGCCAGAGCGCCATCGCAATCGTCATCGCGATCAGCGGATCAATGCGGCCCCGGCTCTTGCCCTTGGCGAACATCAGATTATCCTTGCCGTCGGGGGTCGCCACGGCGTTACTCACCGCCCAGGCCGTCACCGGACACCCGCCCGCGTCCACGTTGCCCTCCAAGATCTCCGCCTGCATCCTGAGACACGCGCTGCTCATGCCCTGGTAGGTCTGCGGCACGGCCAGCACCCGGTCGGCCGCAAACCCGTCCTCGCGCACCAACTCATCGATCAAGGTGTCCGCGTGCCAGGGGTCAAACCCGATCAGCGCCACGTCGTAGAGGCTGCGCGCCGCGACGATGGCCTGCCGCACCACGGCATGATCGATGCGCGACCCCGGCGTGGTCCTGAGCCAACCCTGCGCCACCCAGATGTCGTAGGGCGCACGATCCCGGTGCGACCGGTCCTTGACCGTCTCCTCGGGTGTCCAGACGTGCTGCAAGACCCGCCAACGCGGCCGGGTCTCCGTCGGCGGGAACACCAGCGACAGCGCGCAGAGGTCAATCTTGCTGGCGAGGTCGATGCCGATGTAGCACCGCTCGTGTAACAACTCGTCGCGCCAGGTTGCACGCTGTAACGCGGTCGGCAACGAAGTCTGGCCCTTGCGCCAGCCGTCCACGGACAGGCAGGGGTTGGCTGTGTTCACCCAGACGTTGAGATGTTTGCGTTGGAACTCAGCCGCCGCCGCCGGCATGCGTTCAGCCGCGTCGCACTTCCGCTGCAGGTCGTCGGGCTTCACGCTCACACCATAATTCGGGTTCGCCCGGCGCCACGCCAGCTCCGATCTCCAGTCCTCGCCCTCGTCAATCGTCGTGATGAACCCGAACCACGTCTCATCCGAGAATACCTCTTCGAGAATGTGGCAGATGTAGTCGTGGTGCCGAAAGCAGACGGACAGCACATCGTCCCCGGCCGTCGTGATCTCGAACAGGAGCGGCTGCCGCCGCGTCCCCATGCCGGTTTCGATCACAGCGATCAGGTCGCCGTTCTTGTGCGCATGCACCTCGTCGATCAGGCCCCCGTGCGGGCGCAACCCGTCGGTCGTATCCGCGTCCGCGCCCAACGCCACAAAGCGCGACCCGTCCGCCTCGCGGGCCAGCGCGGTCTTCCCCGTCCAGATCCGCGAGGACAGTTCCGGCGAGGCCATCACCATGCGGCGGGCGTACTCCCAGACGATGCGCGCCTGGTCCTTTTTCGTCGCGGCCGAGAAGACGTCCGCCGCCGGCTCGCCATCGAAGAACGCCAGCAGCAAGCCGATGATCGCCGTGAGCGTGGACTTCCCCTGGCCGCGCGGCGTCTCGACGTAGCCCACGCGGAACCGCCGCAGGCTATCACTGTGCCGCTTCCAGCCCCACAGTGACCCGAGGATGAACTGCTCCCACGGCTCCAGGCGGATCGGCCGGCCGGCCCACTCACCCTTGAAGTGCTCGAGCGATTCCGCGAAGTCGATCGCGCGCAGCGCCTCGCCCCGGTCGAAAGAGAACGGAAACGCCAGGTCGCGCCGCTGGCTACGTTCCGTGTCGCGCAGATGCCGCGCACAGGCCAGCCGGTGCCACTTGCACGACAGCACCTTGCCGGACACCACGCGCCGAGCGTAGACCGTCACCGGGTCACGCATGCTTCACCCGGTCAAACCGCGAGAACTTGTCGCCCACCTTCGGCTTCTCCACCTTCACGCGGGAACGCGAGGACGGTGTCGTGCCGAACTCGGCCTCGTAGGCGCGCACCTGCGCCAGCGCCTTGTGCGCGATGTTGACGTAGGGTGAGGTCGCCGGGCTGCCGTCCAGCGGTTTGCCGTCCTTGTCGTACTTCGTCACGTTCACGCGCACGACCATGCCGTGCTTGCGCACCTGTTGCTCGGCTTCCTGCCAGCGCGCCCAGACGGTGCAGTATTCGGCGAAGGCCGCGCCATCGATCGCCGTGAGCAGCCCCATCGCCTCAAGCGCTGGCGCCGTGTTCTGCCAGTGCGAGAGCGCCATCGGACTGAGCCACTCAGGCGGCGGTGGCGCCACCGGATCGGGCAACGGCTCGTCACGGCTCAGCGGGCGCTTGCCCGGATTGCCGCGCAGGAGACGGAGGGCGCGTGGGACGGGCCGATTCATAACTGCACCACCGAGGGTGGAGCGTCCGGGTCGGAATCACACCGCCCTCTCCTGGTGGTGCCAGGCGCCTCGTTCTCTAGGCTTCGGACGCGCTTCGGATAGGGCTTGGC